AAAATTTCTTTTGTTTACTTTCCTTGCATTTCTGCTGAAATTTTTTCTTGAGCTTCTTTTGCTCATTTTTCTTCTCATTGCCATCTTATTTTCCTTTTATTTTTATATATTTTACTATATAGTAATTCTTTCTAATCAAGCTATTTTTTGATAAAAAAATGCTTCACCAAACGAAGTGCGGTAGTTCCTCCTTTCATATTAGTTTTTCTTATATATTTTGCTCTTGCTCTTGCTCTTGACCAGTTGTCCTACTTGATGTCAACTGGTCGGACTGACACCTTTTTTAAACTTTCGAGAATTAAGAGCAAAAACGCCCTAGCGATTTTTACTCGTATTCCGTCGTTAAAATAGGGTCGTCTTCCTCTCTTTTTTACTCTTTTTTACTCTCTTTTCTCTCTACAATTTCTACCTTTGAAATTACCTCTTTAATCTCCTCTGGTCGATTGGCTAATCCCAGATTATACATCTCTTCTTTATTTTCATTTTTTCCCATAAATTCTAGGAAATTATTTGGATTATTTCCAAATCTTTTTCTCACTTCACTTGGTAATTCTAAAAAGTCATCTTGAGCTTTTATTACCAAATTCAAACTTGTTTGATAATCTTCTACGCTACTGAAATCTTCATAGCTTGCTCTCATGTTATTTACATGAGTTATTATGCCCTCTTTGTCATATCTTCTAAGTATGTTATTTATCTCACAATCATCTTTGTGTGCTTGTTCTGTCATACTTGCTTCTTTAAATTCTAAGCTATATCTCTTGCTGTCGTCATATCTACTTCTGAACTTTTTACGTTCTTTTTCTGTTATTTCTTCTATTTCTTCTATTTCTTCTATTTCTTCATTCATCTTATCTTACCTCGTATTTTTTGTTTTCGTTTATGTAACTTTTTAAATGGTTACCGAACTCTCCTAGGTTGTTTAACCCTCTTTGTAATGTTCTTTCTGCTGCTCTTTTTGCTGCTGTTCCTGCTTCTCCTATTGCATTTACTCCTTGTTCTATTACTCCTGCTATCTGATTTATATCTTCTCCATTTTCCCATGCTTGTTGTACTTTTGTAAGTACGTTACTTATTCCACCTACTACTTTTTTTTCTATTTCTGCCGCAGGCATATTCTTCTCTGTTATCTCTTCTTGTAATCTTGTAATGTCTGCTTTTGCTTCATTTAGTTTTGTTCCACTTGCTGAACTTGCTCCTGCTACTGCTGCTTCTCCTACATTTCCTGCTTGGTAGCTAGCTCCACCTGGTGAGCTTGCTCCACTTCCTCCCATTGCTAGGATTGGGTTCAATCCTGCTGTTTTCATATCAGCCATACTTCTTTGGTATGCTGTATTACTCATTCTTTCTTGAAAATCCATCTGTCTTTTTGCCGATGCTTTATTTTCTCTGTTCTGCATCCATTGCCCGAATGCTGAACTTGCTGCTCCTATTCCTGCTTCTATTATTCCCATCTTTTACTCTTTAAAAATGGTCTATCATGCCAGGTACGCTATACGTTGGCATTGGTCTTGCACATTTCAAACTGAAATATGCGTCTAATATCATGTGTGGCGAACTTGGTACTGCTAATACTCTTTCTACTGGTGGGTTCTCTTGTATGAACTCACTATTTAATACTGGTCTGTTCTCAAAGTCTTGTGCCAAATGCCATATATCCAAACTCTGTGCGAAGTTGCTTCTCATCTGTCCAGTAATCATACTCGGTTTATATCTGTACTCTGCATATCTCTCTTGGTATCCAAATACTTCATCATCTTCTGCACTTCCATCTGCATATATCTCTTTGTTCAATACTGCTTGTTCTCCTATATTGGCTAACGCTGGCCAATAGAAGTCCCATCTTCCTTGTCTGCTCCACATTCTGTTTAAGCCTTGTTGATAATTTAAGTCGGCTCTTATGCATACTAGTCCTATTATCACACAATGCTCTGTAAAGGCTTTATTAAAGCCGTGTCCACTCATTCCTACTGTTCCGAACGCTCCTAGGTTTCCCTGTGGTGTTTCTGCGTATTCTCCTGTTCCACTTGTTTGTGCTACTGCATTTATATTTATCATTGTGCTGCCGCCGCCCAGGTACTCTGGTCTTTGTAGTCTGCTATCTGGACTTGTCACTCCAAAGTGACTTCTTACTATCTCTGTGTATCTTGTTCCACCTCTTGCATCTCTTTCATACAATCTTTGTATCTGGAATGCTTCTCTTAACTGGTTTATTGTTGTTGCCGTTGCTTGACTTAAGTCTGCTGTCATATTTGGTAACATTTGTCCAGTTTCATTTGTTCCAGTTTCTAATCTTATATCTGCACTTCCGCCTCCAGCTGCTGATATATTATGAGGCTCTCCATTCAAGTCAAACATTTTTCCATCTATTGCATTTACTGGTGCGTTGTTTCCTAATGGTATCTCTACTGCCTCGCCCTTTTGGGGCCAAGGCAAACAGCTTGTAAAGTAATCATGTCTTTTTCCTCGCTTTCTAATTGGATAGTTTGCTTCTGTTACTTCTATATCATTTTTGCTTTCAAACGCTGGTTCTTGTAAATTTTCATCTCTAAACCACTCATTCCATATGAGGTTATATGCTCTAAAATGTAACGCATTTACGCTTTCTAAATTTGCTACTTCTGTTGGTATTCCGAAATAATCTGCCAATGAACTGTTTGTATATCCTGCTGCTGGTGTTGTTATTGTCGGAATTAAATAGTCTGTGCTATCTCCTGGTGCGTCTTGTTGTCCATTAAATTTTTCCCAGTTTTCCCAAATTAATCTATTTGGTACTGCGAAGAAAAATGTTTCCATATGTAGGTTATCCATAAATGGTGTTATTGGTGTTGCTAGTCTTCCAAACCCTTGCATACTTAAGTTGAACGTGTCACCTGGTAATGCTTCATCTACGAAAATTGGTATCAATTCTCCTGCGTTAAATGTTGTCTTTAGTCCATGACTTCTGTTAAAACTACTTCTTTGTATTTCTACATTTGGTATTTCGCTGAACCTATGGTTCATTACGCTTGGCATTCTACTTCCCATTTTCTTTCTCCTCTGTTTTTGTAAATATTTCTAAACTTGATATATGTTTTGGTGCATCATACATATAAAACTTACCTAAGTTTGTTTCATATTTTCCTAGTTCGTAAATTTCATAATCTAATGGGTTTATTCCCATTTTTATTAGATTTTCTTTATTCGCTATTAAGTTTTCTTTTAATTCATTTATATTTTTTGCAAATAGTGGTTGATTGTAAACATCCACTTTATTATCAAAAATACTGTATACTTCTAATCTCATTTTATTCCTTTATCATGATTTCTTACTAATCTCTTAGCTTTTAGTTCTTGAACTCGTTCTCTTACTTTTAGTCTTGCAATGCCTAAATCATTGCTTGTTGCTTGAAACTCTTTGAGTTTCTTTTCTCTTTTCTCCTTTATTTTAGTGAATTCGTACGGTCTTGTACGTTCCATAATTCTATCATAAAATTTTGGAGGCTTCATTTTCTTGCCGTTTACTACCACAAAATCTTTTGGGTATACGTCTTTCTCATATTTTTCAAACCATCCTGCTGCTATGCCAGGTCTTCTACTCATTGTCGTGTATTCTGGAGCTCTGCTTTGTAACACTTCTCCAGTTTCCCAGTCTATGTCATTGTAATGCTCTAATGCCATATCTCCGTTTACTTTCTTCATTATGTATCTTGCTACATATGCGGCACTTTCCCACGTTACTGCTCCTATTGTACTAAAACCATGTGTCCAAAGTTTTTGTAAACTTTCGCTTATATAGAGCTTTTCTCCAGTTTTGGTTACTGTCCAAAGTTGCTTATCATCAAAATCGAAATTGAATAAGCATGCGTGGTAATGTGGGCGTTTATATGTATCGCCATATTCCCCACAATGAAAAAATCTGATATTGTTTCCAAATTTTTTCCTTAGTCTTTTCATAAATCTTTGCCATTCTTTGACATCCAAACTCATTGGATTATCTCTTTCTGCTAAATTCTCTTCATCAAATGTTAATGTGATGAAACAGTTTCTTTCCCACAAACTTGCCTCGTGTACGCAACGTAGAGCCCACTGTCGGCTTCTTTCTATCCTACACCCTATACATTGTCCACATGGAACTTCTAAGGGCTTCTCGGGCTCGTGAGAGGCATTTGAGCTAAAAACGAGGCTTCTTTTCCCCGTTTTAGCGTTTATTTGTTTTGAATACCATGCCGTTAATGGTTTATAGCATGGCATAACCTATAATCTTATTCCGCCTCTTAGAGGCTTTGGACTAAAATTTCTTTTGTTTACTTTCCTTGCATTTCTGCTGAAATTTTTTCTTGAGCTTCTTTTGCTCATTTTTCTTCTCATTGCCATCTTATTTTCCTTTTATTTTTATATATTTTACTATATAG